TGCTCTACCAAGTGACCTCTGCTGTGGAAGAACCGATCCACTGGGGCAATGATTGGTGGTCGCTGACTGCCGATGCCAAGCTGGCGAAGGAGATGCTAGTCCAGGAGGTTGATGACCTGAAGGAAACCCTGGATGCCAATGCCGTCACGATTACCCTCTCGGACCCTGAGAACAACTGGCGGCATACCGTCCTCGATTCCTACAAGGCCAACCGCCGGGGCAAGCGAAAGCCTGTGATCTACGTCCCCATGCGGGAGTGGCTGGGGGAGACCTACGATACCGTCTCATTCAAGACCCTCGAAGCCGATGATGTCATGGGGATCTTGGTGGATGACGACTCGATCATCGTCAGTGACGACAAGGACATGCTGACCATTCCTGGTCGGGTCTATCGTCCCTGCACCGGGCAGCTCCGAAAGATCACCAAGATGGAGGCTGACCGGCAACACCTCCTTCAAACCCTGACAGGGGACGCAACGGATGGCTATAGCGGCTGTCCGAAGGTGGGGCCTGTGACGGCTGAGAAGATCCTTGAAGAAGGGACATGGGACGAAGTGGTTGGAGCCTACGAGAAGGCTGGCTTCGGCGAGGAGTTCGCACTCACCCAGGCGAGGGTGGCCCGGATTCTTCGATTTGGCGAGTGGAACCCAATGACAGAGGAGGTGACGTTATGGCAACCCAAATAAACCCAATGACCCGTGGGGGTTACTTCAAGTTCCATGCGGAGATGTGCAAGCAAGCCCTGGAACTCTCGATGCGTAAGAACCATGACTACTCAGGGGGCGAGGATGGCTCTAACCCCTTTCAGAACTTCATGTTCGTTGAGGCTATGGCCCTGGGGGTGACGACGGAACAGGGCTTCATGGTCCGGCTGGCCGACAAGATCAAGAGGCTCTCCGGGTTCTGCAAGACTGGGACGTTCCAGGTCTCTGACGAGAGCTTCGAGGACACCTGCATAGACGTGATCAACTACGTCTGTCTGCTTGCAGCGTATGTGCAGTCTAAGGGTCAAAAAGCGAGGTATTGAATCTTATGGAGACTTTGCCCCCAGTCCCGAAGGCGCTTGTGAAGGCCCTGGATGAGATGTTTCCCGTCCAGTGCCCCCGGCTAGATGATACTGAACGCATGGTTTGGTTCCGTGCGGGTCAACGGGCAGTCGTGGATTTCCTCATTGAGCATCACAAACGCCAGAATGAAACAATCCTTGGAGAGTAACCATGTGTACAAGTTTTGGCGCGCACCGCCGTATCTATACCAAGGACACACCTTTGGGTGCGACTCAGCCTTCAAACCCGGGTTTGAATTCAAACCCTAGAGACTTCCGTCAGGCATTAAGGTATAGGAATCAGCCTGAACATTACAAGGCTAAGGACTTCATGATTCGTAAGGGTGAGCGGGGCCTTACGCCAATGGAAGTTAGGGACTTGGGGCTTCATAGGGAGTATCGCCCGCATCCCGTACGGGATGCGCCGCATCCCGCAATGCAGCAAAGCACTTCAGATTACAAGAAACACCGAGGAGTCTCCACGCTCCCGGAGCATCTGCGTAAGGCTCTCCCGAAGGATACTCCCCGCGTCGTGAGGCGGTATGGGAGTCCCCAGCACTTAAGGCGTCAAGCCCAGGAGAATTACCCTAAATACGCTGCGGAAGGTTGGGCTAAATACAACGCAGCAGTACGTCGAAATACTCGATTGGCCCAGAAACACGCTAGGCGGCAGGCAAGAGCCTCCCGGCGTGCCCAGGCTCCTAGATATTAAAGGATATTCTGTATGTGCCTCAGCAGTCCCTCCCCCCCACCGCCTCCACCCCCTCCCCCGCCACCTCAGATCATCCAGATGCCGGAGATCCAGGCTCCCCCTCCCCCGGCACCTCCGGCGGCTTCCAAGGCTCCTGAGAGCGTGGCAGATGCTCCAAGGACGAACACCATCGCGGATATTGCTGCCCGCACCCAGAGCCTTGCCATTCGTCGCAAGCGTGGGAAGTCAAGCCTCCGAATCCCCTACACAGGATCGGGTATGAACTACCCGGCATAACCCATGAACACCACTGGAGCGGCTCAAGGTCTGTACACCAAGCTCTGTGCTGACCGTGACCCCTACATCCGGCGGGCGAGGGATGCGTCGAAACTGACCATCCCGACCCTTATGCCTGAAGAGGGGCATAACGCATCGAGCAAGCTGCCAACGCCGTACCAGTCGGTAGGGGCTAGGGGAGTGAACAATCTCGCCTCGGCCCTGCTCCTGTCACTCCTACCTCCCAATGCTCCCTTCTTCCGCCTTGTTGTAGACAACGCGGCGATGACGGAACTTGAGAGCCAGGGCGGCGGGGAGGACATGAAGACCCAGATCGAGGGGGCTCTTTCCAAGATCGAGCGGGCAGTGATGTCCGAGATCGAGACCCAGGCCCTTCGGGTCCAGACGTTCGAGGCCCTTCGACACTTGATCGTCACGGGTAATGTCCTGCTGCACCTCCCGGAGAACGGGGGGATACGGGTACTCCACATGGATCGGTACGTCGTAAAACGCGACCCGATGGGCAATCCCCGCAAGATCATCACGAGAGAATCTGTATCGCTTGAACTGCTCCCCAAGGCAGCGAGGGAGATGATTGCTACGAGTGCCGGTGCCCAGACTAAGGATGGCACCGTCGATATGTACACCTGTGTTGAGACCCGTGATGACGGGAAGATCGAAGTCTTCCAGGAGATCAGTGGCGGTATTGTCCCTGGGTCTCAGGGAACCTTCGAGAAGGATAAGAGTCCATACATCGTCCTGCGGATGAATCGCACTGAGGGCGAGGATTATGGCCGGGGCTACGTCGAACAGTACATCGGGGATCTTGCCTCCCTGGAAAGTCTCATGCAGTCCATCGTCGAAGCGTCGGCGGCGGCTGCGAAGGTTCTGTTTCTTGTTGCCCCTAACGGAGTCACCCGGCCACGGGTACTCGCGGAGGCCCCCAATGGTGCGATTGTTGAAGGTTCGGCGGGGGACGTATCGGTCCTGCAACTCAATAAAGCGGCGGACCTCAACATTGCGTTCCAAACGGTCCAAACGATTCAAGATCGTCTTAGTTATGCGTTTCTGTTGACGGATAACGCCATCCGTAACGCGGAGCGTGTCACGGCGGCTGAAGTCCGCCTCGTGACCCAGAGCATCGAGAGGCAACTCGGCGGGATCTACAGCGTCCTCAGTCAAGAGTTCCAGATGCCACTGGTCGAAAGGCTCATGGATCAGATGCAGCGAGATGACCGTCTTCCGCAACTCCCCGATGACTTGGTACGGCCTGCGATCATCACAGGCGTTGAAGCCCTTGGTCGCGGGAATGATCTCAACAAGATGGATGAGTTCCTCGTCGGCGTCGGTCAACTGCTTGGCCCAGAAGTCCTGGGTCAGTTCGTCAACATGCGTGAATACATGGATCGCAGGGCGATGGCGTTGGGTATCGACACCGATGGGCTGATCAAGTCCGAGGAACAGATCCAGCAGGAACAACAGCAAGCACAATTCTTACAGGCGGCGCAACAGTTTGGGCCGCAGGTCATAGACTCCCTGAGTAAGCAGGGCGTCGAAGCAATGAAGCAAGGAGCTTAGGGACATGGCTGAACGTATTGAAGTACCGGGCGACGTGACTGGCCCGAACGCACCGGATCAACCCACATACGAGGGCTATCAGGATGAGTCGGAAGCCTCGACGCAAGGGCAAACCGAACAGGCTTCCGAGGAACATGCCTTTGAAGTCCCCGATAAGTTTATACAAGAGGATGGGACCGTCGATGTTGAAGCACTTTCCAAGTCGTATATGGAACTCGAAAGGCTGCGATCAGGTCTGCCTCAAGAGGACGGCGAGATGTCCGAAGAGTCAGAGATGTCCGAGAGGCCGGAGGGTCAGCTCGTGTCCGCAGACGAACTGCAAGAGTATTCCGACGCTGTGCTGCAAGACGGCAACCTTTCCGATGAGACTTATTCCGACCTGGAGGCCCGTGGTCTCCCTCGTGACTTGGTGGAAGCGTATGTGGAGGGGCAGAAAGCCCTGATGAATCAGTCCAGGTCCGAGTTCCTTAGTGTCGTTGGCGGTGAGGAGGCTTACGAGTCCCTGACTTCATGGGCCAACAAGAACCTCTCGGATGCCGAGATTGAAGCCTACGACACCGCCATGAACTCTGGCGATCACAATGCCATCATGATGAACATCCAGGGCCTCTACGCCCGTTACCAGCAGGCCGAGGGCAGGCCCAACCTCCTCGCCGGGGACACGGGAACCATCGGGTCTTCTAATTCCTTCAGGTCTTGGGCGGAAGTTACCAAGGCGATGAAAGACCCCCGATATCAAAACGATCCGGCTTACCGGAAGGATGTAACCAACCGGCTGGCAGTATCCGATCTCCACCAATGATGACAATCAAGATGCTCGCCTTGATGGCGATGTGTACCGTCCTGACGGGCTGCATGTCGTCGCACAAGGCGGTCACGACTCCCCCGCCTGGGATGAGCGTTCCTGATTGGGAGCATACAAAGCAAGCAATCGGGGCCTTAGACCTCCTGAGTTGGCTTGGTGGAGTCTGCATCTTGGGCGGCGTTGCCGCTATGGTCATCACGAGAGGCGCTCTGGGTCTCCGGGCTCTAGGCATAGGCCTGGGCCTCGTCATCCTGAATTACACCATTGCTCGTTATGCGAGCTGGATCTTCATTCCAGTGCTTGCAGCGTCCGCTGCGATCTCACTGGCTTACGCATACCGGATTGTCCGGCAAGCTCTTAGCAAGAAGAAGGATCTCGTATCATGAGTACAGTTTGGTTCTGCATTCTCGTCGGTGTTGTTTCATTCGCGGCTGGCGCGGTGCTTCGACCCGTCTTGGCAAAAGCAATCCCAGGGATGCGTCCCTGACCTTAAAGGACTACTGAGATTTGGCCCCGTTCTTCGGGGTCATGTCTATTTCTGGAACGGCTCCTCGTTGGAGTTGTCCAGTAACTCGGTAAACCTGCCGGAAGGTAGGTATGCCGGGTTGATTGAGTCGCAAGAGTAACTACGAGTTAGGAATCGGCCCGCTGCGGCGGACAACTGATGGTCCGAGGCGAAGTGAACGCGACACACGTTCTAACCCTTAACCATTAAGAGGCTACCACTATGGCTATGCAGCTTTCACGGTCTGGTATGCTCGATAATGCAGGGGATCAAAATGCACTGTTTCTGAAGCAGTGGGCCGGAGAAGTCCTGTCTACTTTTGAAGAAGCGTGCGTCATGATGCCTTGTCATACGGTGCGTACCATTAACAGCGGCAAGTCAGCCCAATTCCCGGCTGTCGGCACCGCAAACGCTCGTTACCACACTCCTGGTGAGTCGATCATCGAAGATCAGGATGCCGGTTCTAACGATTACCTTACCCCAATGGCACACGGCGAGATCACAGTCACGATCAATGATCTGCTGATTTCTGGCGTGTTCATCGGCAACATTGATGAAGCCAAAAACCACTATGACGTAAGATCAGAATATACGCGTCAGATGGGGTTTGCCCTGGCGAACTCAGCCGATACCACATTGATCAACTACGGTCTCTCTGGAGCCCGTGCTACCACTGACCGCTTCGGCAACACTGGATCGGATGCCGCTAAGTACCTCGGTACGAAGATCGACATCGGCGATGCGTCCAACGGTGCCCATCTGTTGGCTGGTATCGTTGACGCAGCACAGACGCTTGATGAGCAGAATGTGCCCGCCAACGACCGCTTCTGTGTCCTGGCACCAGCAGAGTATTATCTGTTGGTCGAAGAGAACAAAGATGCCATCAACCGTGACTACGGTAATGACGGCAATGGTTCTCTCGCTAGTGGTGTTGTTATGAGCGTTGCAGGTATCCAGATCCTCAAGTCCAACCACCTGCCCACGGCAGACTGGACCCCGGATGCTGGCGACCTCGGCTCCGCTTCAGGTGCCCACGATTTCGCAGGCACCGCAGGCAGCACCACCAAGGGCCTCGTCTTCCAGCGAAGCGCTCTTGGTACAGTCAAGCTCATGGATCTCTCGGTAGAGAGTGAGTACCAGGTCGAGCGTCAGGGCACCCTGATGGTCGCACGGTACGCGATGGGCCATGACATCCTCCGCCACGAAGCTCTCGTGGAACTGGCTGTCTAATTCTAGGCCACTGTCCCGGCCACATCGGGGGTGGCCCCCTTCGGGGGGCCACTCCTATTTCTTTGAGGAACTCCTATGGCACTCACAGCAACAACCAAACTGGAAGCCATCAACACGATGCTTAGTGTGATTGGCGAAGCGCCGGTCAACACGCTCGACGCTACATCGCAGACCGCTGATGTCATCATGGCTAAGACGGTTCTCGATGAGGTTTCCCGCGAGGTTCAGTCTGCTGGGTGGAACTTTAATCGGGAGTACGAAGTCTCATTAAGTCCAACTACTGACAACGAGATTATCCTGCCAACGAACACCGCGAGGGTGGACGTGGAGAAGGCGGAAGCCGGAACCACTGAGTACATCCAGCGGGGCACGAAGCTCTACAACAAGACTGATGGGACATACACGATCAATGATGCCCTGAAATGCACCATCACCTACATGCTTGAATGGGACTACCTTCCCCAAGCGGCTCGGAACTACATCATGATCCGGGCGGCTAGGAAGTTCCAGGACCGCGTGGTGGGTTCAGGCAAGCACCACGACTTTACTCAACTTGATGAGTTCCAGGCCCTCGTCACTCTCAGGGAAGCTGAGACGGACGGGGGGGACTTCACGATCTTCGACCACTACGACGTTGGCCGCGTCATTGATCGCGGCAATGTTCGCAACGGAATCTCCTCCTAATGGCTCTACTCTCCAAGGGCATCGCCAACCTTATTGGCGGCGTGTCGCAGCAACCGGATGCTGTCCGGTTTGATAACCAATGCGATGCTATGGATAACGCCTTTCCTTCGGTTCTCGAAGGGCTCACCAAGCGTATGCCCACGGAGCATGTAGCGAACCTGGACTCCGCAACTCCCGGAGCTGATGAGGACTATTTCGTCCACCTGATCAACCGTGACCCATCAGAGCGGTATGTCGTTACCGTCAAGTCCGATGAGTCAGCGGCCACCATCAAGGTTCATACGCTTGATGGGACTGCGAAGACGGTAGACACCCCAGACGGCACTGGGTATCTCCAGATGCCTTCAGCGACCAAGTACGCTGAGACGCAGCTCCGGGCCATCACGATTGCTGACTACACGTTCATCGTGAATCGCACCAAGACGGTAGCGATGGCAGCGGACACGGATGCCGGAAGGAACCCGGAGGCCCTCTTCT